TTATTGCGGGGCATAATGTACTTTGCCAATTAACACAGGATTATTAATACTAACCTTTTCATCTTCCTCTTTAAAAGTTCCAGAAATATCATAGAAATTCTCTGTCATATCCATTTTGATTCTAGCAGTACCTCTAAAGCTATACTCACCGTTATCACCGTTAATTTGCCAGATATCATATTTTTTAAACTCATCTACAGTTACTTTTACACCTTTGTATTGGAAAGTGCATTGGGCTAATAGTCCTTTAACTTTACCCTTCAAATCTTCTATTTGTTCTTTTTCCATAATTCTATTATTTTATTTGTTAATAATGCTTCTTATCTCAGAGATATAATCATCCCCGTTTATCTTTGTTATAGCCGCTACATCTTCTGGTTGTAATTTCTCTATCATCGTATATATTACATCCATATCAGACTTATTAGATTCATCCATCACCCAATCAATGAAGTATTTGTGTGATAAATATTTGTCAGTAAAACCAGCATTTCTAGCTTTTTCTAGTATCTTTTTAGCTTTATCAATATTAGCAGATGGCAAAGTCTCTGTGCCGTTATTCATACACTTAGCTAATTTAGCTTTATCTATATTTGTGCCAAATGTCGCCAATTTACTTATTGTACTGATCGGATAACCATTGCTAGGTAGCCCATCACCTTTCTTTATTGATTTTAAGTCTACTAATTCCTTCGCGAACTTAAGCAATTCATTAGTAGGATTGCACAATGCAGCACCTGTAACATAATCCTTACCATCCCAAACAATAGAGGTTCTATTCAATTCTGATATAAGCTTCTTTACACTTATACCTTTAGGATTTTGAATATACATAACCGTTATATCAGTAGGTGCATCAGATGTTCCATTCTTTTCATCTTCTGTTTGAAGTGTTCTAATAGCTGTATATCTATGTTGCCCTTCAATAACGACCTTATAATCACTTACTTTATCAGCAGGAACAGGGCTATTTGTTTCATAGTCAATTAGAGTTAAATCCTCTTTTACAGCATCTTCCCCATTAATAATAACAATTGGCATCAATTGTCCACACTCTTTAATGGATGCAATCTTTTTGCTTAAGTTGTTTTTACTGATAGCTCTATTTCCGCTAACAAATGCTACTTTCTTATTCAAAGCCGCAAAATTACTTATTAAAGTTTCCATCTTTTTATTTTTAAATGGTTATCTATAATCTTTCAATTCTGGTGAAAGAGTCCAGATAATCAAGAATAAGATGTGCACCCCTTGTCCTTAATTACGGTTGCAAAGATAAATACTTATGAATTCAATTAAAAAGAGTAGAAAATAGCCACTTTTCTACTCTCTTTAATTTACTAAGCTAGGATATTATTTATAAATCACTTATTATAAATATATTACGAATATTCAAGACAAAATGGTGGCACTGGATGATTCTTATATTTGCTTAAAACTCCGTCTAAAGATTCCACAGAATTTTTATAATCTCCTTTTTCAGGTAATCCCACAATGTCTATAAGTCTAGAAATCAGCAACTTCCTATTAAACGATATTGTAGAGCCCTTTTTCTGTCTTTTTCTAAATTGGGGATACAGATCAAAAAAGATCAAAAATAATTTATAAAAATAACAAATCTGTACTGAATTAACTCCTACAATAGAGCCACTTCCTCTTCCCATTTTCAGTGCAGATCCTTCTTTTATTCTTTCCAATCCATCAAGACAATCTTGAGCAACTTTCAATACAGCAAGAGGGTCGTCAATTGTTGTTACTCGTTGTCCATTTATCTTTAGATCTATCTCAATAGGTTCGTTAAAGGTTACTTCAACTAAGTCCTTATTAAAATCCTTTATACTAAAAACAATTTTAGAAACCAGTTTTTTTATTTGTTCTTCAGGTGAATCTTTTATACCAAGACCTTTTTTACACCTACAAAAACTATAATCATTAATGAACAACAATAGATACCAGAACTTATCAACATCTATTCCAAATCCGTTAATAGTATCCTGTACGTCTTTGTTGTCTATGAATTTCTGCTTAAAACTAGTATCTACATCACCATTTAAATATTTTACCACAAAATGACTTATAGCACGTGATCCGTAAAACCTATATCCATAATCAAAGTCTCCATCAGGAGAAGGTCTATTAGGTTGTACTTTATTGGCGACTTTCTCTACATAATCAAGCAACTCATTAGAATAATCCTCAAAATAAAAACATTGATCTTCATTTGATAAGGGGAGTTTCTGTCCGTCTATTGGTAATAATTCTTTAATTTCCATTTTTATTAAGTTTTTGCAAAAGAATAAAAAAAGTCTGCATAGACTACAGGCTTCCATTTGAACAATTATTCTCTATCCAATTATTTATATTCTTTATCATCTCGTCCCACCCGTTGATATTAAATATTTTGTCTGCGCTATCACTCAAAATAAAAATGATTTCTATATTTTTCTTGCCCTCTAGTTCTTCAAATTTAGTTTTATATTTTTCATCGTCCTTATTTTTCCAATACTCCAAACAATATCTGATAACAGATGCAGATTGTATATTGTTTGATCCCCATATAAGAACGTAGTGTCCATAATCTTTTTTCTCTATTGTTTTACCCGTCTTTATATCAAAATATTTTTCATTATCATTTTCATCTATACCCAAAAGAGGTATATTATAATTACAAGAAAGATAGAGATTAGACTGTGACGTCCCATCAAAATTACCCTCTTTTATTAAAGTTCCTAAATCTTTATCATCAAAATTAGTGATCTCCAATTTACTTTTTTCTAAAGTAGCAAAATAGATATATTTTAATGCTGAAATTGGAATTTTTATATTGCTCATATCTTTATATCAATCAGTTTTTAGGCTCTAATGTAATATTAGTTTGTCCTACCGAATTGTATTGCAAAGGAATAAAAAAGCCTGCAATCTTCATAGACCACAGGCTCTTATTTTATTTAATCTTTCGTTTATAATGATAATCTACTCCAAATAGAGATCCTGAGAATGTGCTTATTTCTCCAAAAGCCACCAATACACTATTATCTATTTGCCCTCTAGGAGGTACAACAAAACCAGCGATAAGTAAACCAACTCCTACAAGTACTAAGAAACAGGCTACTATCAATTGTATATTATCTAACTTCATTTTACAGTTAATAGATTAGTGAAAAAATCTGTTATCTTTGATTCTAAATCGGAAATAGTAGAATTAGGAATGCTATACACATTCATATTAAAACCTGTGGGTGTTATGCTCACATTACCCAAATTGTTAGTGCCATCGGTTACATCATAGGATGTAGATAATATAGTTTCTTTGTTATTTGTATCTGAAGAATAAGACTTCTCTATATGCTCATTCGTTTTTACTAAATTCATATTTATGTGTTTTTTAAATTAATATTATTCTGTTTCAGAATATCCCTGTATTATTGAATTTGCTACAAATACAGTCCAAGGACTAGCATCTGAATCATAGACTTTATCTGTTAATGTTTTAGTTTGTCCAGCAGCAACAGTTATATTACCTAATGAAATCTTCTTATTCACTGAATTACCCGTTGGATCATTGCCTAACCAGATATAACTATCACTAAATGTTTTAGCTGATGAATCGTTATTAACGATTACAACCTTATAAATGATATAGTCCCCATCATTGGCATCATATGTACCTGAAACAGTAATTGTAACTGAGTTTATTATTGTCAATCTACCTATCGCATTATCAATAGGAACAAGCACCTGATCTGTTAAGTCTGGCATAGCCTTTTTTGAAAAGAACAAATACATTGGATATGTACCTGCATTCAATTCATTAGCATAGGCATTTATAATTATTACCGGTATAGCGGCATCAAGTGTCCCAGCTACTGTATATGGTGAACTTGCTAAATATGCTGCTGTTGTGTCTGAATCGGATTTCATAATCGCCAATGATAAATAGAAATCACCTAATCCAATTTCTTCTAACCCTATGTTATCTTCGTTCTGATCTGGGATGAAACTAACAGTTTGTGTAATAACATCACCTCTATGTATTTGTACTGAGGAAATTGAACCTATTGGCTTCTGTGCATTTGCATTGTATCCATTAAAATCTGCAAGTCTAAAGATAGATGTAGGCGGTCGATATGTCCACTTTACTGAACTTGCTTTAATCGCATTTATCATATCCGAAAATGATGTATATTGTGGTACAACAACACCGCTTTTACTATCGGTTGCTTTCCAATAATTTTCAGATGAAGACGGAAAATAACTATTATAGATAACTGGTTTATACTTGCTATATTGATTTATGTTACTCGACTTACATAATGTAGCCAAATCGGTTGCTGTCACTCCTATTGCTTTCTGAACATCAGCGATTGATACAGGTTTATATATTTTCCCACTATCGTAACTCATAATTTTCTAATTTTGATTTTAAATATTCTATCTCTTTTGCCATACTAATACTGCAAGCCAATGCTGTTGACGCGTAATCCATTGTCAAAACATCTTCTTCTTTTCTAATTGATTCAGGTAGAATTTTCTTCCAATACTGGGCACTTGTACCAATATGAACGCTCTTATCCATATGATCTTTTAATGTGAAATCAAATAATGGAGCCTTTGCAATATCTTCTAATTTTATATCACGGTTATGTAGAATGTTTTTATACCGAACATCGGACAAAGATGTAACGCCACCTGTAGCAAAGACATTTCCATTAACCGTTAGGCTTCCTGGCATTGTTGTATTACCACTTTCATCTAGTAATATCAAAGTCCTAACAATATTAGTGAAAACACCAGTATATTGTCTTACATATATCGGTTCGTTTCCATCATCCGCTGTAGCCAACTCAACATAGCCAGCATTTGAAGCCGTACCTCCAACCTGTAAACGAAAGAAATCATTATCTGCAATAGTAGCATAAATTAAATTAGAGGTTGCTGTTCCGCTTAAATTGACACCATCAATTCTATTTGCATATCCTGAATAATTTGCATAATTGACGCTAAAATTAGAAGGATTCCAAACATACATATTACCTGCATCATTTCCACCCCATAACCAAGTTGGTTGTCCACCTTGACCAGACCAATGAAAACGCATATATTGAGCGTCATTCCCGATATATTCAGAATTTGTTGAATGACTAACAACGGTTCCTGCTATTTCATCTGCATAGGCTAATCTGCGATTATAGGCTGTACCTCCATAATAATTACCTATCGCATAAACATCTTTATTAAAGATTACTGGCACAGAAGTATAAAAATGGAACCAACTGGCATTTTGCGCTCCAATATCTGAAGTGACACCATTTACATTTATATGTAATAAATTAGTAAGCGTACCACCTGCAAGCGGTAAATAACCGTTTAATGCACTGCTTGTTATATACCCTGAATCATTTGTGAGTTGTGATACTTTAGATAAATTACCAGCGTGCCATATAGTACTGTCACTCCAAGTTGGTACTCCAGATGAATTCACAGTGAATCTTCCTAGATTATTTCCAGATGGATCATAGAAACTAATGCCTGCACTTGTTGTATTTAATGATTTTAGCCCCAAATGCCCACCGATATTACAATCTCCCAATATAACATCATCTGATGGTGCGATTGAATTTATACCTCCATTTGAACCACTTGCATATATTGTAGTATTGCCTATTTGTAGGTTCCCTGTTAATGCTCCACCTGTCAGCGGTAAATAACTTGCTGGATTAAAATTACTATTATCCCAAATCGTATTACCCCAAAGTGCCGATATATCGCTTTTAGTCATTGCTGCTGTTGTAACTCCTGTGATATGTCCAAGTGCATCTGAGGTGAAGCTTGTAAGAAAATTACGTGCACCTCCTACATTCTGAGCTGTATATGTGGGATGTGTATAGTTATTTTGATTCTCTATTTTTGTAGCAAGTGCAGATAGATCACTCGTTTTAGCAAAATAACTGTCAGCTCTATTTTTCCAATGGCTTGTATTTTTATCATAATATAAGACATCACTATCTACTAGATCACCGATTGATACATCTACCAATTCCGATAAGGCAGAAACACCACCACTGGTAGCCGTATTCGGATTCTGTCCAAGTGCCGATATTCCACCAGTCGCATATAAATTCGCATTTATTTTAATGGCATTGGTAGATGAATCATATTCTATCAAAGTGCCATTTATTTTAATTCCTGCAAGAAAATCTATTGATTTTGAGGTACTGCAGTCTTTATCTATTTGCAGAAAATCTTTGTATGAACGGGCAGCAGACAATACATTATCATCATTTGCATTAACGGAACTTGTGGTTTTAATAATCTCAATGTCCGTACCTTTTGATACTTCTGTACTGGATCCACTATCAGAGCCAGAAGAAAAAATACCTGCATTGTTTTGCAAATACTTGTTTCTAAAGGTATGAGGTATTTGGTTTGTCGTTATTTTCATAGTTGTATTGCTTTTACTGTAGCAGAATTCGTACTAAGATCATAAGTGATAGAATCTATTACCATATCAGTATCTAAAGTCTTTTCGTGAATCTTAGTATATAGTTTCAAATCATTATTGATCAGGTTGTTTTCATAGATAAATTTTGGTGTGGAGTAATGATCTACATATTTTTGTATAATCCGTTCTTCTTGTTTCTTCTCTCCTTCCACACCCAATAAAGTATCAGCAAAGGAATAAGTATAAGTTCCACCTTTTTGAATTACATAGGAATAAGAGGTAGCCTTACTTGTATAGGTATTTACTTTTAAAGTAAGATCATCTAATTCTGTTACATAGTCATCATCTACAACATTGGTAAATAGTGTATCTGCATCATATTCTTTTTGATTGAATATATCGGTATAATTCTTGCTATTGGCACATTTTACGGTTAATGCCTTGATATGGCAATAAGTCGCTTTAGTGTAATCCTCTGTTTTATCAGTCCTGTAATTTTGTGCTTTACCCAAATTCTCAGGTACATAAAGGATGAATTCAACATTTCCACATAAAGGGAAATCGGGTAAACTTATTAATACTCCATCACTGGATTCTGCCAGATTATAAGTGTAACTTACTTGATTGGTTAGTGTTTTCCATTCATCTTTGATTTTATCACCGTCACTATTTTTATGCACCAGCCAGAAATTATCCATCAAATAGATTTTATTATACTCTGCTCTGGTTATGTAAGTCTTTGTTCCATCAGTATTTGAAATCCAGAATTTATACTCACCGTTTACAGTACCTTGTCCTGTGGCTTTTATATAATCCGTAAGATGGCTTGTATAATCAGAATAAGGCTTCCATTCGCTACCAGTATAATAGTAATCACCGATTTTTAAGAAACATCTGAAATTGGTATGATCATAACCATTTCCCGTACCAAATTGCCCAGAGTATTTACTTCGGTCGCTATATTGTCCACTGTAATAAACAGCATCTGCATTGTCTGATGCAATGGAATCATTAGAAAGGCTATTGGTAGAAAGCTTGTAACTTAAATTGATAATCAAATAACCTCCTTGTATAACTGAATAGTTCTTTGTAGACAATTTTAAACAGGGATCACCATTTACTATATTTAAATTTTCTGTCATTGTTGTACCGTTATTTACGAATGTCAGATAATCTGTCCACGATAATGAACTGGGCTCTGCATTCTCTATAGCTGCGCCTTCACTGTCCAAATACTTATAACTGTCTTCTCTCTGAAAGAATGAGCCAGAAGAAATAGTATCTACATTCTCCACTGTAATTTCTGCTAGAGGATTGTTTGCATATTGAAGTGTGGTACTATTAAAACTATAGACATTATTAGCTGTTATCCAATTCGCTTTCGCTTTTAAATAGGCAATCAGAAAGATATATTTGTCTACACTTTTTTTATCGTATTTGTTTACATCCGTATTCTGATTCACCAAATTATCATCATCAAAGACTGTAGGTATTAATGTTCCCACTGGATTATTGTTGCCTATTACTTTTACTTTCTTATAAACATCTCCCAAACTGATGGAAGCATCTGCTTTATAAATGCCGATATTCTCTACTGTTCTGACATCAGGTGTCAAGGTGATGGATTCTGGTGCAGTTCCTGTCCTGTCATAGACTAGAAAATCATAGTTTTCAGATTTCAATGCAGTATAATCCAATATGTAGAAAGCATCCTTAAATTGTACAATAGACATTCCCAAGTATGATATTAGATCAGTCATTACTTCTTTGCCTGTTTCTGCATTGTCATCTTCATCATCTTCTTCGTCAAAGAAATTTCTTTCCTGAATCAGCAACGAATTAAGCAGATCATAGATAGGTGTTTGATTCTCTGTAATAGAAAGCGACTTATGAAGATAAATCTTATTGATCACTTTGTATTTGTCTATCTTATCCAATATGGAGGTGATAATGCTGTAAAAACTTTGTATATTTTGTGTGCCATCTATATACGCATATTTGATATTATCTAACTGTGCAATCGTATCTATAAACTCCAAACTCAACAAATCATAATCAGAAGAAAATTCAGAAGAATAAACATTGGGTGTCAAATAACCATACCAGAAGAATGTACCATTTCTATATATCTTAATAATTATTTCATTGATCTTTCCTGTGTAGAGTTCCGTAAGTACATTCTTTGTAAATACGTTTACACTACAACCGCTTTGCTTTAAAGACTTGAATAGATCATCTGATTTGTATTCTATTGATACGGCATCAGCAGAAAGTAATAATTCTTCTGCTGATACTGCTTCATCCGTGTCTTTGTATATTTCGATTCTTAAATCGTTATTATCTATGTCATTAAAGTCTGAATAATACCTAAGTTTGTACATATTATTTTATTTTGCTCATTTTGTTGCTATAATTTTCCAATGTTCCCATCAAATCTTTTCCTCTAATAGTGAAGGTTACATTATTGTAACTGGAATCCTGTGTGCCAGTTCCTTTATCCAGTATCTTAAATAGATTATTCTGTTGTGTACCGTTCAATATCATCTCACCGCTATTTACTCTGGCAATTAGCTTATCGCCGAAATATGACGAACCTGAAACGATACCTCCATCTGCAAATTTAGGAATGGCTGCTGCTATTGCCCCTGCTTGTTGCTGGGCAATAAATCCTGCTGCTAAAGCGGTTCCAACAAAAGGAATATAGGCGTGTGCTGCAAATGTCTTAGCAGCAGCCAATCCTAAATACATACCTGAAAGTTCAGAAGCTGTAGCCGTTTCTATGGCTGCCTGTGCCAATGATGCGGTGGTAGCTGCTGTACTATCTGCTACCTGTGTGGCTGTATTGGTTGCATCTACTGTAGTTTGTGCAGCCTTAGCAGTGGTCAGTAATTGGGTCGTTTTAGTTAGATTATCAAATAATTCTATGATTCCTTTTATTCCATCGGATGTCGTAATCATTGCATTGATCACAGCCGTTACTTTATCAAAACCATCTGCATCTCCACTTAATGTTTCACCTAAAGACTTCCAAGAATTAGCTACACTTGATAAGGTTGACACACTACTAACAATGGATTCATATTTCAGATTATCAACTTCAGTTTGATATTTCTTCACTTCTTCCGTCAATTTTGAGGATTTCCATTGCTTGTCTAAATCCTGTACCAAATTTGTTTGCTTCTCTATGGCTTCATTGGAATATTTAAATTTTGAACCTGCCTCTTTATTGTATTCAGACATTGATTTGAGGTAGTCTTTTTCTGCTTCATATTCTTCTTTTAAATTTGCAGACTTTGTATTGGAATAGTTGAAAGTGGTATCCACACTCTTCTTTACTGGCTTAGATATGGGTTCCATCAATTGATCCGTATTCTTCAACTGATCTTTCAAGTCTTCTTTCTTAACGGATAATTGCATTTTTACTGAAATACTATCAGTATTTTCCATCTGTGATTCCACATCTGAAAGTTGTTGTTTCAAATCCGCTTCTGAACCTTTTTCAAGTTTTATATAGACAGTACCGTCTATCTCAGAGATTTTACTTTGAACCTTGTCTATTTGAGCCTGTAAATTATTCCAATCCACTTTTGTTTTTACTCTAGTCTGTATTTCCTGAAGCTGTGATAGTTTTTTCTTCAAACCTTCATAAGAAGAATCATCAATCATTTTAAGTTTGAATTTATCTAACTTCGCTTGCGTCTTTTCTATTTGGGCATCTATGGCATCCGTATTCAATCCTGCTTTTATCTTTAGCTGTTTCTTTGCTTCCAATTTTTTCAGGGCATCATCGTATTCCTCCTCTATCGTTTTTGCAACTTTTTTATTGCTTTTAGTGGATGATGTGCCATTGTTTCCTGTCTGAATAGTTACTTTAGGATGTGCATCTTCATAGAGCTTTTGATATTGTTCATTGGAATATTTACTTATTTCTGTTTTCCGTATTTTTGCATTGGGTGTTACAAGCATCTTAGGATTCTTATATACATTCATCATTTCATTATAAGCAGCCTTTAACGCTTGTCGTTGTGTCTTTCCACCTTTGACAAATCCGGCAACTAAAGAATCATATTGCTTATGGACATTGATAATTGTTTTTTCTTCCCTTTGTAAATATTCTGATGCGGAACTATTGGCATAACTATTCAAATCAAAATTCAAATCTTTCCAATTCCCTTTGTATATTTCATCCATAAAATGAACAAAGACATTCAAATTATCTATAACCGTTTTTAGAAGACCGTTTGAACTATTTATGTCCAACAAAAAACTTTTCCACGAATTACTTAATTTTTCTACAGAACCTTTAAAATTGTCGGTATTGATCATTGCCTGTTCTTCTGCTGTAGAGGTTCCAATAATTGACTTAGAAAGCTGTATGGCTGTATCCTTTGCATTTACTAGGGCTAAAGCTGCTGTTACGTTTTCTTTACCGAACATCTGTGTCATACCTGTAGCATTCAATCCCATCGCTGACAGGTTCTGTAAAGCCTGTGTAAATCCGACCACAGACGGCTTTAATTTCTGGTCGGTGGAAGATTCTAATGTAAGGAATATATTTCTAAGGTTAGTGCCTGCTTCGCTGGCTTCTGATATTTTAGGAGCAATGGCTTCTATACTACCGACCAACTCATTAAATTTTACTCCTACTGATGATGCAGCACCACCAGACTTTTCCAATGCAGACGCTAAATAAGGAATTTCGGCTGAACCTTCTTTACTGGCTTCTGCCAATATATTAATATACTCGTTTGCGTGTCCTGCTCCTTGTCCCATCTGGTTTAAGGAGGTTGTCAATGCTTTTGCGGCATCTGGCACAGCCATTCCTGCGGCTTCTGCCAATGTGATTGCCGCTTTGGCTACGGCTGTAAGAGATTCCTTGTGTTGTAATAATTCAGCCATTTGGCTACCGATAAGCGTATAAGCGTCTACTATATCGGATGCCGATTGTGTAGTGGTGGAGCTTAATTCTATAGCTGATTTTTTAAGGTATTCCAAATCGTTTCCAGTCATTCCCGTTAAAGCGTGCAGTCCTGATAATGACTTTTCAAACTCAGCAGCTCCTTCTACTGATTCTTGCATTGCACCGCCTACGGTTGTTAGTATCCCTGCAATGCTTCCGAACTTTAATAAACCGCCAAAACCTGCGGAACCTAATACTGTACCGACATTCTTACCTGCTGATTCTGCTACGCCTTTAAATTGTTTTATCTCTGCTGTTGATTTTGTTATATTGCTGTCAAATTGTGTGCTGTTTAATAGTAGTCTAGTTACTAAATCTGCCATATTATGTGTTCTGTGTATTGATTAGTTTATTGGATTTTTCCTTTAGTCTGGCTATATCTTCTTCTGAGATGTGAGTATTGGAATCTTCTGTAGAAGCATCATCCCAAGCGAATTTTAGTATATCGGAAGGCTTGATCTTTTTAGTGCTGTTTACCTGTGCAATCAGATAGGCTATGAATCTGACTTGTTCCCATCCGTCTTTATTTCGTCTAAAGAGATTTTCAAGTACAGCCCTTACTTCATACATCTGCATTTTGTCCAGCACGTATTCAGGATCAAAGCCGTTTTCAATCACCAGCAGACAGTAAAGATCACTGATACTTATTTCTTTTTTTTTATCTCTCCCTGTTCGTCTTTCATAAATGCTGCCTGTTGCTGCATTTCATCCATAAGTAATTTCTGAAAATCTGCTACAATCTTAGGGCTGTTGTCACAGGCATTAATGAACGTTTCAAACGTTAAGGGCTTATCTGGATTGTTAGCTAAAGCCAAACAGTAGAAAAAGATATATTGATCTAATGAGGTTTCCATTTTAAAGGTTTTTCCTGTGATCTTTTCATAAATGAATAAGGCTCTTAAGGTATATTTGATAGAATAACTTTCTTCTTGTATTTGTATTGTCATAGTCTGTTTTGTGTATTAAAAATAAATGCCCCTTATGCCTAAGCATAAAGGGCAAATCTATTAGGCTTTGACCACTGGAGCCAAAGCACCTACTCCCTCAAAAGATGCGGTATAAGTAGCATTCTCATCGTTGGGCGCATTTGCTTCCAATGAAGTGATGATTACTTTTCCCGTATAACCTTTTCCTGCTGTAGTCGCCCATCCTGTTGTGGGGACATCCTCTGTCGTATCACTCTTTATTGTAAATACTGCTGAAATTTCTGCTTTAGCGATCATCAAATCAAAGAGGTCATCAAAATTATCTCCAGCTCCATCCTCTGAATAGAGGTTTTCTGTAGACGCTGTCCAAGAAAGTTTCTTTACTTTCTTAGTTGTCCAACTTCCAGAAGAATCTTTGCTGCTTGTTTCTGTTGTATCTGCACTGATTGATAGTTTATGTGAAGTGGCAAAAGCCAAGCTCTTGCCATTAATAAATAACATCAAATCACTACCATTAATTACGTTTGCCATATACTTTAATAATAAAATTTAGATTTTGAATAAATGTATCTTGTGTGTAGTCTTCATCTGCTTCTTTCATTCTGATACTCTTAATGGTTAAATCAGAATATGTACCTTTTTTCCCTTCTAAAGAATCTCTTACTAAATCTGCTATTTCCACTGCTTCATTATATTTATCAGAAGCCACCACCACTTCCACCGTAAGTTCGTCTTCTGTCAGATAATCTTTCGTGTAAATCGGTGTTACGCTGGTTCTTTTATAAATGATGAAGGGGAATGTGGTATCAATTTCAGAGATCAAAGGAAAAATCTTATTGCCCGTTTTTGCTACCAAATTCTCATTGGCATTAAGTAAGGAATAGATAACTTTTCCTATTTGTAAACTCATTTAGTTATTTCTGTTTGCGGTTCTTTGAATAGATTCGCTGATCAGCCTTTCTATATTGCTGAATATTTCCTGCTCTTTATCCTGTTGTGCGGACTTAAAGAAATAAGAACCATTTATCTTACCTCTTTTGGCTCCATTCTTTTTAAGTATTCTTTCTTTGGTTCCTTTCTCAAAGAACTTCAATCGGAAATCACCCATAATATGAACCTTAGCACTTTGAGCACCGTCTTCTATTCTGTATTTTATACCATCCTGTAAACTTGCTATCTTCTTTTGACCGTTCTTCTTTGTTTTAATGTGCCAACCGTTTTTGAGATTGGTGGTTTTGGAATTAAACTTTGCAGTAACTTTTTTCAGATTATCCTTTGCTTGTTTTACAAGAATCCTAGCAGCCTTGCTTAAAGCTGACTTGTAAGTATTTTTCATCTTCTTAGAAGAAAGGCTGGAAAACATTTCAAGTAAATGCCTGTCATCGACTTTTATGTCATTCATTGATTATTTCCGCTGTTATTGTAATTGATTGTTTGTTATAGGATTCCACTTTTATGAACAGGATTCTGTATTTCTTTCCCTTGTAAAGAATCCTGTAAGTATCGCTTATCTGGTGATATGATCTAATGGTAAAAATGATGTTGTTGGTATTTATAATTTCGTTATTCTGATTGATTTTGTCACCAGATTTATAAGTAACCTGTGCCCTTGTTCTAATCAGATCTTTCCAACTATTATTACCTGATCCATATTCATCCTTTTCAATAACAGGCTGCTGTATAGTGATAGTTTCTCTTAATAATCCTGCTCTCATACGTTAAGTGGTTTGATAGTGTTTATATAAGCTTATAAGATATTCATAAGACAGAGGTAATTTGTTTACAGCAGTAAAGGCTACTGGTTCCCTGTTTGCATAAAGATTACCGATCATTAACAATATTGCGTGAAGGATAGCAGATGGCAATTGACCATCTACTTCCTGTTCACTCAATGAGGTTACATTCAAATGCTGCGTAACAGCATCCTCAGCGACCTTGATCAAATCTTCTATGTATGAATCATCCTCTGTAAAATCCATATCCACTATCAAATGCTGTTTAGCTTTTTCAAGTGTGATATACATATGCTTATGCTAAAATGGCTTTTTGGAAAGATTCTGTTCTTCTAGGTTTGGCATCAAAATAAGCATTGATAACCAATCTTACTTTACCGTTTCCTGCTTGTGTATAAGGGTCAACAGTTAAATCAATACCGCCCCATTGTCCTATTACATAATCTTCAAAACATCCGAAAACAAGACCTTTGGAAGTTACGGCTGAGGTAGATAAAACGTTATATCCATTAACCTCATTGTCTTCCATCAAGTAACCTGAAACGCCTGAAGCTTTAAGAGTAGTTTTCAATTCACCTTTTGCAGATGGGGAAAGTATAAATACTTTATTGCCATTTACATTTGCTGTTTCCAATTCTGTTTCCATCTCAACTATATTGGCATAGTTAATAGTGGCTGTTTCTGCTGTTACTCCATTAAATAATCCGGCAGGTTTTGTAGTACTTCCTGCATCTGAACCTAAGATGGTTGCTTCTAATTTGTTTGAGATTGCATTGACAATATCTCTTGTAAGCATTTCTTCTGCACTAAGAGATTCTTGTATTAAGAATTGTTTGGATACATCAATATAGGCGGTTAATCTTTTAGGTTCCAAAGTAACTTCACTAAATGTTCCAGCACCATCACCAGCACCTTCAGTTTCACCAGCCCAAGAAACATTACTTCCTGAATAAGCAGGAATAGAAACATTGCCTGTTAATCCTGAAAGATAGGTTGCACCTGCTTGTACCATTACTAAATTGGCTCTAAGCGGTTCTAATATGTCTAATTTATCTTCTGCTATAACTTCTTGCCCTGCCGTTGCAACAGTGGATGTTATTGCTGCTCTTTGTTCAACAGGCAATACAATTTGACCTGAGTAGTTTTGTCCTGCTTTTCTAAACTCAGCAATACCTTCATTGGTTATTTCTTGTGCTCTTTCGTCTAGTTGTCTGTTGTTCGCAACGTCATTAATGGCTTTAATTAATGAAAATTTCTCTTTCATAGTTTTAGTTTGAGTGTTTACTTTATTAAGGTTTTTCTTGTTCTCTTCTTCAATCTTTCTGATCTCTGTATCAATATCTCCCAACTCTTTGGTTATATTGTCAAATTGTGTATTCTCTGCTTCATTCAGCTTTCTGGTTTCTTTCTCTGCACCAGATACAAGTTCCTGCGCTCTTTTCTTTAGTTGATCCTTTTTGTCTAATAGTTCTAATGTGTTCATCAATTAATTCTGCTTTTAAGATTTTCAAAATATCCGTTCAATTCATCTTTGCTTATGTTTTCCATCTTTCTTAGGGCTACGGTTGTATCTGGATAGGCTTCTTTGTAAACGGGTGAAACATCAAACAGCTCTTTAAACTTTGTGATCTTTCTAAGGTATGAACCGTTGCTTCTCTTTTCCCATTTGTCTTCATCAATAGTGAAGGCAAAACTGGATGTGCTTATATCGCCTCTCTTTAACCCTTCCAGAAGTTCATCACCTAATGCCGTGTTTGGAGCTTCAAATCTGTATTTTAATCCTGTATCGTCTACAGTTAAATCCAATGAGCCTTTACCGTATTTTGATCTGGCTAACAAACCTCTGTCTTCGTTATGATTGAGAAAACAAAGTACGTCTGATTTCTCTAATACATCTGTAATTGCTTTTGGCTCTATGATCTCTGTAAATCCTCCTAAGTCCCTTGATTCTTTATTAAAAACTATGGCATAGCCTGTTACTAGTCTTTCGTTTTCATTGGATAGATTGCTCTCAAAGCTTCTGACTTCTTTCTCCATTTTCGTTTGTCGTTAATTCTGTGTTTTTGTTGTTTTGTACTGCATATTCCAGCGGTTGTACATTTACCTGTACAAAGGTTTTATCACCATCGGATAATGGTGGAAGATCTAAGGCTTTTCTTATTTCGTTTGGGGTGATTGCGCCTATCTGGAACAGTGTGTTATAATAAGTCGCTAAACTGTCTTTATCTGCTCTTAAAAGTACAGAAGTATCAAATCTAACCTCTATGCCGTCTTTCTCAGAAGGTTTATAAAGTTTACGCTCAAACTCCAGTTCTATCTTTTCCAATAAAGGGGATAATGTATCTGTTAAGAAGGAAAGTTGTGTGGCTTCTACAGTACTGTAACTGGATTTACTTAAATCAAATGCTTTGACAGGTGATACTCCAAAGAATCTACAAATGTCAATCACATTAAATTCTCTGGTTTCCAATAATTGTGCATCTGAAGGGCTGACTGTGATAGGTTGAAAATCCATATTTCCTTCTAAGACGGCTACTCCATTGGGTGTACCTGTAGATGGGCTAAATGCTGTTTGCCAGCTTGTTTTTAAATCTGTTTTTTGTTTGCCTGTCAGCGTGCCCTGTATTTTTAGTATGCCTGCTAAGTTTGCACCACCTTTAAAAAATCCTGCTGCGTGTGCTTCTGAATCTGTAGATAATCCTAAGGTTAGTTTAGCGTGTGCAAGTGTGCTGATTCCATCAATGCCATTATAACTAAAATTCAGTATATGAATCATATTGATAGGCTCTACCAAAGTATTAAAGCCTGTAATGGAATACATTAGTTTATTACCTGTAGTAAAAGCGGTTACATAATCTGCTTCAATAAATTGCAATGATTGGACATTGCCGTTATTATCCCTCTCTATGTAAGCATATCCATTTCCTTTTAAAAGAACACTGACTATCAATGTCTTTATAAAAGTAAATCTGCTCATATTTTGGTTAGGTTCCCTGTTCAGCAAATAGTAAGTGGGATGATCTGTATACTTTGTTTTATAGCCAGAACTGTCTATTAGATAAGGTTCCAAAGGTAACTGAGCCACTGAATCCGATATAACGTCTACACACCTGTAGACTGTGGATAACAGCATCGCTTTGTTTGTGGTATAACCACCTTTGGAATTATAGGTTAGTGAATCAAAGAGATAATTTCTTTCTTCTGTTTCTGGCTTCTTCTTTTTAAAAAAGCTTTTGAATATCATTAAATTGTAAGTATGTCGTTTGAATAATGGGGAGATTCCAGATACATTCCTAAAGATTGGATCAGTGCAATTGTACCATCTATCTTTTTCTTGTTGACCTGTTTGTTTGGTTTAACATTCCCGTTGTGATCTGATTTAAGGACTACGTTTCTAAAACAGAAACGGTTTATTTCATTATTATCTATAACCGCTTTGCCACATAAAATAAGTCGTTCCATCTCTCTGGTTGGCTTATTGAAATTGGCAAGTGATTGGCTGTATTCTTCTAATGGTAATCCCTGTGAAGTTGCATCTATTGCCCATTGCGTTGCATTGTATTTGTCATAACCGACGGATTGTATATTTACAACCTCTGAATATTTAAGCATATCACAGGTTATATAGTCATAGTCAGTAACATTGCCTGCCGTTACCGTTAATAATCCCTGCTGTTTCCAGCACTTGTAAAGTTCTTTGTCTACCTTATCTTTTAAGGCAGATTCAGGCAAATAGTAATGGACTTTGAAATAGTATTTATCTTCTGTTACAATCAAATAAGATACTGCCGTTAAATCTGAGGTAGCACCTAAATCCACGCCTACATAGCATATCTGATCTTTAAAGTCTTCCAAATTTACTTTTTGGCTGCATTTGACAATATAATCATCAGGCAACCACACATCAGCAGAATCACACCAGAGATTTAAGGTTTTGGTTTTTACACCGACTTCATCCGAAGGGTTATTGATTGCTTGCCGAACTTGTCCTTTAATGTATTTGGTAGTAACAGTTATGTCCAGATTTGGAGCACATTTAATCCAGTTCTTTTCATCTCTCCAATCATCATCTGCATCCAATGAATAGATGGCAATGAACATTTCATCATCTGTTTTTAATTCGTTAAGTACTTCTATAGCGACAGTTCTTAATTGGTAACAAGGTAACGTCTTATCAAATCCTGCTGTTGTAATAGTACAAAGGTGTGGATTCTCTCTCATACCCATACTGGATTTGATTACATCCCTCACTTTACTATTTGGTGCTGCGTGGTATTCATCCAATAAACCGAATGAAGCATTAAAGCCATCCAGTTTACTATCATCAGCAGCCAACACTTTAAGTTTGCTTTGTGTCAGGCTGAATTTTATATCAGCTCTGTAAGGTGTCAGGCATCTACCTTTAGGATCCAAACCTTTAGTAAAGTTGGAACACATATCAAAGGCTATCTTTGCCTGTTCTTTACTGTTTGCTGCAAGCAATACTTCTGCACCGTCTTCACCATCTGCAATCAGATAGTAAAGACACAAAGCAGCAGCTAAAGCAGTTTTTCCCTGCTTCCTACTTACTTCAATATAACTGCTGGTGAATCTTCGTATGCTGGTATCTTTCCAATAAAAGCCCACAATATTTGCAACTATGAACTGTTGCCAGCCTTCCAGAATGAAAGGCGTTCCTGAGTGTTTTCCTGTGAAGTGTTTAAGTGTTCCTATAAACCTAATCGCCCTGTCTACTTTGCTTTCCCTGAACTCCAGATCATTCCTTCTCAGGTCGCTCTGGAATCTCTTACAAGCTAACTTTATTGCTTCGCCTGTTATTATGTCACCGTTAAGAACTTCACTACAATAATTGTAGTAAAGTTTCATTTATTTAATTATATCCTTTAATTCGTAATAAAAACGAAGCATATTTTCTAAATATTCAAAATAATAATTTAAAAAATCATCTTCTCCTTTAACCAATTCTTTATCTGTTTCTTTAACCAATTCATTGTCTGTTTCTTTAATCAAATGTTCTTTATATTTTTCTAATAAATTATGTTGCATATTACACATATTCATCAAATTAGTAACTAATTCAGGTGAAAGTATATTCCTATAGTTTAATAAGATAACACTAAAATGGTCATTAAACGTATCATATGAAGTATGAAGTCTCCCCAATTCTTCTTTGTTATCATAATTATAGTGACAAAGAAATTCATTTTTTGCACTTTTTTCCTTTGTTTTTCTAGCAGCAAAAGACTCTTCATTAATATATTCTTTAATTATCTTATTATTCTGAATTGGTTTAACAATTAGAGTTAACAATTCGTTCATTTGTCCTAAATAAATTTCCAAATTTTCCTTCATTTTTTTTATCTGCCTATATCTAGGAAGATATATCGTAAAAAAATAAAATATGCCAGAAGCCACTATAGATGTAAATATTGTATATACTATCTCTGCTACTCTATCAGCATTACTAAACAATAGTGTTGTAAAATGATTAGTCGTCAATAATAACTTATAAAAGCATATCCAGACGAAACTAATAATTGTAACCCAAAAAACAATATGATCTATTGAACTAAAATGCTTTTTAATTTTACCTATTATTAAATTGTAATACTTTTTAATCTTACTTCTTTTTGAGCTAAAATACTTTTTAATCTTATCTAATTCCATAATATCTATTTTTAAGTTCTCTGCAAATATATAGAATTTCTGTAACTTGTTACTTAATCGCTTGATGCTATGTTAATTTAATTGTGACTTGTGCATAAATAATTTTTCTGTCGCTTTTTTAGACGTTCCGCCTAAGTTTGAATTAATATCCTTAGACCATATACAAACAAAATCATCTGGCGCATTATATTCAGATATATACATTTTATGTTTTTCATTAATCTTACCTCTGCACCATTGCCAAAAATCATTAGAATCAAACTTATCACTATATTTAGTAGTATTGGCATACGGTGGATCACAGTAGATGACCGAATTTTCTGGAATGATCAAATCGTTATACTCAACATTGTGCAAAACTACATTTTTGATATTTTCATATTGCTTTAATATATTGTTGCTCATCTGTTTCTGATAATTTCTCTGCTTACCTGTTTTCAATTCAGTATATTCACCAGCAAATCCTCCAAAATATTTACCTCTGAATGAACAGATAAATCCCACATAACCTATATACCAATCTGGATAATTATCTTTATTAGATTTTACAACTTGGTACTCTTCTTTTGTGACATATTCCGGTAGTTTTTGTCCTTTTTGAATTGCTTGCAATAATGCAATCAGATATTTATTACTGTCCGCTCCTAATCTATATGGATGATCTATTTTATCCATCATATTACAACCTCCTACAAATGGTTCAACATACCATTGGCTGGATTTGAGATCTTTTGTTATAATAGGCACTAACTCTTTGGAAATCCTATTTTTACTTCCCATATATACCATTACCTAAGTTCCTTTCCGTCTTTTATGAATTGCTCAAAAGGTGACGCTTCATCTTCTATATCTTTCTTAGGTAATTTAGTTCTTGCTTTAGCTGTTAGTCCAAATTCTAACATAACTTTCATTGCCTGTGTTTGTGCATCCTTAGCAATCTTAATTAATGGATGTGGTGAGATATTACCTCTATCACTAGTAACTGTTAATCCATCTATTTCTAATTGTTTGGATGCCTGTATGAACATAGAATAGTTACGTGCTAACATCGTTAAGGCTGCATTATCTACTTCCTCTAAGATACCTCTATCTTTTAGTTCTGATAGCACATCCTCCATATATTCAGCCGCTTCTTGTTCTATATCATTGGGAATTATGTATTTGCCCATATTAAAAACTTTTTTTATTTCTAATATGAACCTATATTTTGGCAGACAAAATTATTTATTTGCTGGATATTTAAGATATTCATCAAACAAATTATTAATGAAATTCTTAAAATCAAACTCATATCCAGTGTTAGTATTTAAAAAAATATCCCTTTCAATTATATGATCAAATATCTTATACTTCTTTAAAAGAATAACTGTTTCTCGATCAGATTGGCTACTTACTGCATTATACAGTAATAATATTAATTCATACCTTGATAGTTGTGCTTTAAATATTTCTGAATATTTTTCGTCTTCACTTGATTTAGAAATCATCACCAGCAAACAGGATATATTTCTATAGTATTGCCCTAAAAAATATCCGAAATCTTTATCAATAGAATCAGCAACTCTTCTCATAGTATTGTATGCATAATTATAAAAATCAAAATTAATTTTATTTTTATAATTCATTAATATATTCCCAGAAAGACTAGAGTAAAAAAAAGGATGTTTCTTATTATTAAAATTTTTAGGTACTACAATTTTTTTATATTTGATATCATTCGCAATAATAAATTTAATATTGTTTTCATTATATGTAGCCCCTCCATTTTCACTAATATTATATTTTTTCATAATAAGCTTATAATCAGTATAATAAAAGTTATTACTAAGATTTTCATCATTAATTATTTCATTATAAACAATATACATAGTTATCTTCCTATTAGCATCGTTTGCACACAATGAAAAAGCTTCAATCCCATTTTTATTGCTATAAGTTACAGCAGCAAGTTGCTTTTGATATAAATCAAGCATTTTAAAGAAAATAGCTCTATCTTTTTGTACTTTTAATTGTTTAGCGGCTTCCTCTTTTGCTGCTATAGTTTCATCTTTAGCTGTTTTTGCTCTATTTTCTGATTGCCAAGCGGTATACATTACCCCAGCAAAAGCCATTAATCCAGTAATGGAAGCAAAATAACTACCAAAATTAGACCACGAACTATCTTCATCAGAAAGCCCTTTATGAAAATTTAAAAAGTAAAGTATTATCATTAAAATGGCTACAATAACCGAAATATATACGAAAGCACGTAATACATTTTGTTTTATCCAGTTCCAATTTTGTCTTACTTGTAATCCCCCTGCAATAACTAATAGAACAGTAAGAAAAGGATAATTTTCTAAATAATAGGCAACGACTCCTGCGATAACTAATAATACCGTAAGGATATTCATCCAATTCCATAATTTCTTCATAGCATTCATTTTTTAGATGCATTTATACTTTCTTCTGCCTTTATTAAGACTAAATTTCTGATGAAGTCATTTACAATTTTTCTTTGCTTGTCTTTATCCTTTTCTTGATCAACCTTATACTTACAGCCTAATACATTTTCTGGAAAGATATTCTTAAAGATTTCATTATCAATAAACATCTGTTCTGCCTTAGGCTCTATTTGGCTACTAACAATATAATATAGGAGCAATACTAATTCCTCTCTCGATAATTGCGATATAAATATTGCAATATATTTTTCACGCTCAATATCATCTGCTACAATCTCTTGTAAATGACATATTGTTCTGAAATATTGCCCTAACTGATGTTCATAACTATCATACATATAATCCGCAACAGATTTCATTGAACAATAAATATCGTTGATACTGATTAATCCATTACTCATCATTACGCTATAACAGGAAGTTACTTGACATTCATTCTCAGTATGTATATCATATTCTTTTAAATGACCGAGGCTATTATTTTGGATTAAATTGTCAATAAATTCTTCGAAGTTATCACCATAATCATCTTGAGGTGCAGAGAATGCCTGTGCCTCCGTTGCTATATTATTGAAATAATCAAAATATGAATATTCATCCTTATATTTACAATTTGCTTTTTTGAATTGATTTAAAGTAATACTCACATAATAATATTTTTGAAATTCTTTTACATAACCTGCAATAGCATCTCTCCCTGTTTTTAATTGTTCCTGCAAGTATTTCTTTGATAGGTAAACAATTTGATATTGATATATTCCCAGCATTTTAAAGAATTGATCTCTTTCATCCCTCATTATTGCTTGCTTTTCAGCTTGTTCTCTTCTACCTTTTTCTTCATCTGCTCTTTTCTCCGACAATGAAGCTGTAAATAACACACCAGAAAAGGCAAGTAACCCAGTTATTGAACCCAAATAGCTGCCAAAGTTTCCCCAATCCTCCGTGTCATCAGATAACCATCCAAAAAAATTTGAGATGTAAATGACAATCATAATACCACTAATAAATAAGATAGTAATACTTATTTTCCACAGCAAATTAGTTTTTTTTTGTTTCTTATTTTTTTCCATAATAGATCACATATTAATTACCCACAAAGATATAATTCTCAAACCAATATTTTAACGTTTTACTTAATTTACTAAAATTATTGCTCTATTTTTTATACCTTTATTAATTCCCCAAAGCAAATAAACTATGAAATTAACTTCTATGCCAGCACGCATAACAGTACGGTTAGATGGTGATCTTAACCTAAGCCTTGATATTCTGCATCAGGCTACCAAAACAGATAAAGCCAAATTAGTAAGGATGATCCTGAAAGATTTTTTTGATAAGAATAGCACATTACTAGACAAATACTATGAAGAAACAAAAGCCAACTAAAGAAATTATCACACAATACATCTACGATTACGGATTAGAAGCTACTTGCCAATTACTACACATCACAGAAGAACAAATAATCAGCCCACAAACTTATTCTGATCCTAAGATAAGAAACACCAACAATAAATCGGTGGCAATTAATCCAATCGTATCACAGATAATAGAAAAACATTACACCGCCTTATATTCTAAGTACGTAAAGAACAAATCAAAACTCTCTATGTGTCAAACCTCAGAAGATGCCTTTCATACAACGCTTATAAAAGCAATGGAAGAATTATCTGTAATAGATGAACAGCAGATTTTAGATTACATTGATTACCGCCTTAAAATGGTCAACTTCCAGATTAAACAGGATCAGAAAGAATTATACAAACGTCAAACATACTTAGAAGATGCCAACACTGAAGAAAGCTACAAAACAAAAAACTAAATCTAATAAAAAAGAAGAACGCCAAAAGATATATAACAATACCAGATGGCGTAAACTCAGAGATGCAAAATTACAGCAGTGTCCACTATGTGAAATATGTCTAGCTAAAGGTATCATCACCCCAGCCATAGACATACATCACATAGATAGTTTTATGAACTATGACGGATTAAAAAGACTGGAAAAAGCATACAATTTTGCTAATCTTCTTTCTGTCTGCAAAGAGTGCCATCAAAAAGCACATAATTGAAAATAAATTCAACTTTTCTTTAAAAAAAATAATTATCGCCATATTTATATATAAATACAAATAAAATGATAAACAATTTTTTTACAGACGAAGACTTAGATGACTTCGTGGAATTGCTAAATAATAGCAATATAGAATTAGGGAACAGTGATTTATTACAAAGTATTCTCACTGAAAACAAAAAGGCTGAATTAGAAAGCATTTTTTCAATGCAAAGTATTCCAGACGAATACAAAAAAGAATTTACTAGAAACTTAGTAAAAATGAAAAAAAATGAAGATCTAATCAATCATCTAATTTGCGTCTTGCTCTATTGTGAAAGTGATCTTTCAGATTTTATTAATCGTGCTAAGCGGATGTACCGTGAGCAAGAAATAAAGATGGAATAAATCACTGACTTCAAATCGGCATTGTCCATAAAATTGTGGACAATGCCATTATATTGAATGTCTGCTATAAGTATCCTACTGTTATTATAGGAGAAAGAATTATATCAGAACTACTTCTTGAAATATATTTATTCTCCCCTTCATTATTTTTCATAACCAACTCTTTTGGCGTAATTTTAATAACTTCCCCAATCGGAAATTCTGGATCATCTTTATATGCCAATAAAGATCCAATTTTGATTTCAGGATCATATAGATCTCTGTTCTTTTGATGTGTAATATCTTCTAATTTAGAAGAAATTCCATTTATAGCATTTAATAAAACACTAGTATCTACGGACAAAGGAACATCCTTAGGTGTAGAAGCTGGAGTAATCCCTAATAATTGAATTAATGAATTACCATCTTTTTGCTTATTATCATAAGTCTCTGTTAATGTCGTTGCGATTCCTGCTATCTCAACCTCTACAGTATCAATTCTTAAACTTTCATCATATTCACATCTTCTTATGCCATCAATATCAAATATTTTTGAGGTTTTCTTATCCTTAATTAATACGGTTTTCTTATCAAAAGCCTGCCTTATTCCTAGTTCATATAAAACATTAGGATTATTGGAACTCAAATCACATAAAACCATTTCTGAGCCCATTATCTTTTTCAAAATATCAAGAACAATAAGGTTTGATTTAGAAGTCTGATCAGCTCTTACGGCTTTAAATCCAGCCTTTTTACAAGCGGGTTCAATTAAGTGTTTAAATACTCTATTAAAATGCCCAATATCATATCCAGCAGTATCGCTAATAGGCATTATTACAAAACATTCTTTTTCAGATTTATCCTCAACTTTACTGGTGTCTTTCTTGTCATTATTATCTGTACTCATAGCGTGATTTATTTGTTTCGATTTCAAAATTAGAAATAATTATTGTAATGATGTATTTTTAGGAAGATATTTTACGATTTGGGTACATTAACACAATTCACATAGTGAACCTGATCAAAATCATTTAAAATAGTTGTACTCTCAAATGTAGTATCGTCAAAATATACATCTTCACAAACTAAAAAATCAAATCTACAAAACTTCATTCTATCAACATAAAAATGAACGGAATGCAATGATGGAGTGCAAAAATTGACTAATTCAAAAGAATATGTATAAAAATTAGTATTTTTAATCACAGAATTATTAAAGTAGGAATCGTTTATAGATTTTAATTTATCCTTCAATTTGCCAAAGTTACATTCATCAATAGATGAGTAATTAAATTTGCAAGAATAAATACGTGAATAAAAATGGCAATTAATAAGTTGAATATGTTCAAAATCACTATTATAGACCTTCGCTCTAAATCCACAATTCTCTAATACTGCAAACCTGAAATTACAATTCTTTACATCTCCATTAAATTTTACATCCTTCAAGTGAGTACCAGATAAATTTAGAGTTTCATTTTCAAAAGCAGAATCTTCATTATTAAACAATATATCAACTATTGTTTGCATAATAATTGGCGGCGTTTTTATTCTGCCAAAAGTTCCTCCCTGTTCATTTTGTATTACAGTTCTATCTCTTTGACGCTTTTTATCTTTTTTATATAATATTTCATCTTTTTCCCGTAAATAACTGCACAATAAATCAGCTACAATAGATCTATATCTGTTATCCTCTTTGGCTAATTGATGCAAAGTATGAATACCACCTAAAACTGTTGTTGAATTATCACTACCTAAATAGCCTACTGCATCACTAAATCTTTTATCAAAATTACTGTTTTGAACAATGTTATTTTGCCTATTTTGTTCCCTAATCCGTTGCTGATTTATCCATAATCCATAGAATACGCCTGCACCGCCAGCTATAGATAAAAGTACTTTAAAAAATTCTCCATTGGGATTTTTGTCAAAAAAGAAATTGGCTATGTCTTCGTAATCACAACATACAAGAATAAGTATTATTACCACAACAGATACTATTATTCTCCATATATTTTTAACTATAAACGCCCAACATCTCGTTATATTAGGTAGAGCACTATCTATATACCAGATCCTTAGTTTTCCCATAATTCAGTATTTTTACCCAAAACTATTCATTATCTTTATACTATCAAAATAAGAGGTATAGAATTTGTCAAAATCCGACATATTATACTGAATTTGCTACTAACAATCACAGTTATTAAAAATAGAGCCAGACTTGAATCTGGTTTTATTTTGATTTCAAGTGGAATTTTTTTTTACAAATAATACCTATAAGATATAAGAATAAAATATTCCACTATCTCAATCTCAAAACTCAGAATGAAAAATAAAAACAAATGGAAAAACTAAACATCAACTCAAATGATGGATTTTTGCATCTCCCAGATTTACCTTACAATTGCATTTTCAACAAAGTTATTACAGGCTGTGGCGGTACAACTATTGTACTAAATAATGATCAAAATTATGTCATTGCAGTACCAACCACCGAACTAATTGTAAACAAGTGCGCCTCAACAAAGAATATCTTTGGTTTATACGGCAAATTTGATGTGAAACTTAAACAACAACTAAAAGATTATATAGCTAAAGATGGCGTAAAAAAGATAATGTGCACTTACGACAAATTGCCAAAGTTGGCTGAATATATCAATCCTGCTGAATATCGATTGCTGATTGATGAATATCATTCACTTCTTAAAGCATACTCTTATAGAGATGAAGCCATTGATGGTGTATTGAATAGTTTTAAGGCTTATAAATCATATTGTTTTATGTCAGCAACGCCTATTAGTGTCGAATTTAAACCTGCATTATTGGATGCGATTCCGGAAATAGTAGCTAATTGGAACCATACAGACACCTTAAAAGTAAAGTTGGAACAGACGAATAAACCGTTTGTCAAAGCAGCCAACATCATTAATGCCTATAAAATGGACGGCTACATAACAATAGACGGGATTAAAAGCTATGAAGCATTTTTCTTTATCAATTCTGTTACTGATATTAAGGCAATCTTAGATCATTGCAAACTTAGTAATGATGAAGTTCGCATAATATGTGCAGATAATGATAAGAATAGGAAAAAGTTAGATGGATATGAGATTAGCAATTCAAATACTGATAATAAGATGTTTAATTTCATTACATCTAAATCATTTGAAGGTGTAGATTACTTTTCACAAACAGGGATGTGTTTCGTTGTTAGTTCTGCATCTAATCCACATACATTAGCCAGTATAGATACAGATATTCCACAGATTGCAGGTAGAATCAGATCATTAGATAATCCTTTCAGGAATAAAATAATACACATATATAATACAACACTTAGAAAACTGAATTTAGATGTATCCTATGAAGAAATTGCAGCTAAAACAACCAAAGGAATAAAGGATGCAAAAGATACAGCAGATTACTTCAACAATGCACCAGAGAATGTAAAGGACAAACTCAGAACTGATCTCAAAAGCAGATTAAATTCTATGTATATGAGCTATGACAGTACAAATGATTTGTTCAATGTCAATGATATACTGCCAAAACTTGAATTGTACAATTACAAACTGAATAAAGAAATATATAGTTCTGGATTGGCAATATCTAAAGCCTATAACAATAATGGAATAGCAACAACTGATGTTAACTGGGAAAAAGTAGATGAAGACATAGATAGAAAGATCAGCAGCAAATTATCATTCAAAGATGCGTTTCTAAAATATGCTGAAATGAAAACTTCACTTAGTTTGTTTGATGAAAAGAAGATAGCGGAAATACAACCACTAGTTATTCCAGCATTCCATAAATTAGGTGTTGAAAAAGTCAGAAAACTCCGATATACAGTAAAGGATGTAAAAGCGGAATTAATTGCCATAGATCAAAACAAAAACATAGATTCAAAAATTGCAATCATACTAGAAAAAGATATAAAGTCTGGTGAATTCATTTCCAATAAAGACGCTAAACAACTTATTAGAACAACATATGATCAATTAGACATTAAAGATACACCAAAAGCCACTGATATTACTAAATGGTTTGATTGTGAACCTACCAGTAAAAGAGTAGATGGCAAAAAGATAAACGGCTATAACATATACAGATGCAATATAATTTTCAAAACAACCGAATAATGGTAACACTAATTCTAATACTTATAATAATCCTTGAAACAATATTCCTTCAGAAGGTATTAACGTACAATTCAGATAATACAAAGAGATTAAAGAAACGTATTATGTTCTTCATCAAAGTAATAAATACGGCAAATTCAAATAAATAAACAATCCTTAGCCTATAAATAATGGCTATGATTATGTAAGAGGAACAATACTAATGTGAATGATTTATAGGCTGAATCTAATTCAGCCTAATGGATAAATTCAGTCAATCAGAGCAAATAGGGCGAACCCTATTAAAATCATTTTTAGATCAATACGGTGCAATAAACCAGCAACCAACCACAGATAAATACAATCCTGTAGATTACTATTTTGAGTATAAAGGACAGAAAGTAGTCGCTGAAATTAAATGTAGAGATATAAGGTATATGAATTATTCTACACATATAATAGAAGAAACGAAACTAAAGAACCTATTACAGGCTAAAAAAGATGGCAATTGCAACTATGCTTATTACATAAACTTCTTTGGTGATTACGTTTATTGGTATAATACAGGCAAAATCATCAAGAATGCCACCATACATAATCTATATTGCAATAGAACCACCGCCGAATATAATGGCAAAACAGATAAACTTATTAGAGAAATCCCGACAGGACTTGCTATGAAATTCGTTAAGACGGACGGGAAATGGAGCAGAATGAGCTAATACAGGCGCATACTCGTTAAATAAATAAAAAAACATTGCACCTTTGACATATTAGTTCTTACCACGATCAGTTCTTTACTGCCGAACTATTACATGCGTTATGGTAAGCACCGCATGGAAGCTAATTTATCATTCTTTGTGTTGGCTAAATCGGGCAGTGGAAAGGGTATGATGCGATTTTGTGCCCGACTGGTGAAACCTGTGCATGATAAGTTGATGGCTGAATCGGAAGAGGCACGAAATGAATATCGAAAACGAATGGAACTGAAGAAACAGGAGAAAAAAGGCAAATCAACAAAAGGCGAAACTGAGAATGTCATGGAGCAGATGCCGCCTTTGAAGGTATTCAATATCCCTGCGGATTCAAGTGCTTCGGCTTTTATACGCACATTTGCTGAAACACAACGTGGAATTATGTTTGAGACAGAAGGTGACACGTTGGCTAAGATCTTGCGATTGGACTTCGGCGGGTATTCTGACTTGTTACGAAAGGCTGCGCATCACGAGCCGATCACCTTCATGCGTGTGGGGTCGGATGACAAGGGAGAAGGCATTCATATTTACATTGATTATCCTTGCTTGTCTGTGGTGTTGAGCGGTACTCCGAAACAGTTGAAGAATTTAATGACGGATGCGGAAAACGGGTTGTTCAGTCGCTTTGGTGTTTTGTATGTGACGACAAATCCCGAATGGGAGGATCAGTATGAGGATGATGAGGGTGAATCGTATGAAGATTGCTTTGACCGATATGCCGATGATTTGTATGTGATCTACACTAAATTGGTATGCTTGGGTGAAAAGGGTGTGCAATTTAAATTAACGAAAGCACAGCGAAAAGAGGTACGAAGCTTTTTC